AAGTTGGTGTGGCGACGGTAGACGACCTTGAAGAAGGTAATCTGGGGGTTGCCGGTTAGGTAAACATCTTGTGCGCCGTAAGCAACGAGTTGTAGAAGTCCGCCACCCATTTCTTTGGATACTATAAGTGGAGAAAATAATTTTATCCATTTAAACATTGGAGGAATTCCAAAATAGAGGGATGTTTAAAGAAAAGACATCAAAGAAACGCCAAGTCTTAAACAATACACATAAAAAAGATGCTTCTACGTTGGATGAGAAGCANAAGCACATGATTCACGTCATCCAAGAGAATATGTCTCATAAAGAACATTTAAATAGCATTTATTATCAATGCCACCAGGAATTACAGCAGTGGAAAGATAAGATCCAGGATCTATATCAAGAGCAAAAACAGGAAACTCTAGAATACTCATTGGCCTGGGACAGCAACCTCTTTTACTCCGACAAGTTGCGTAGTATTAAGAAAGAAATTGTCTCTCTGCAAGATGAACAGAAAGAAATTGAGTATTATGAAAATACNGGCACCATTTTATTTAACTATTATGAACTAATTGACCAGCAGGATCAAGCACCGATGTCTTCCATAGATATCAACAATCAGCCACCTGCAAAAGGGCGTCGGAAAAATCTACCAATCACTCAACGCAATATTTTGGATGCCTTTCAAATAACACCGGTAAATGTGATGAGTGAAGAGGAAGCGGCAGTAGCGGCAGCAATCGTCGTTCCCCGGGATAAAATGAGTTTGGTGAATGATTACATGCTCGCGGTAGATTCCAATCATATGAAATATATGAATGACCATCATACAAATCAATGTCAAACATGTGATATTGCTCTTATTTGTTTGGCACAAGAGGGCATGATGGTGTGTCCCACCTGTGGATATCAAGAATTACTCTTGGTGGAGCAGAACAGGCCNATCTATCGTCAATCCAATAAGGAGGCGTCGCACTGNACCTATAAGCGTATTAATCATTTTAANGAATGGATTAGTCAGATACAAGGAAAAGAATCCACCGATATTCCTGAAGAGATTTTTGAGAAGATTGTCCAGGAAATCAAGAAGGAAAAGATAAAGGACTTGTCCAAATTAAGTTATAATAAAATGCGAGAGATACTAAAGAAGCTACACAGCAACAAGTATTACGAGCATAGTTATTACATTATCTACCGACTGAATGGGATTCCGGCACCGAATTTCCCACCGGAATTGGAGGAGAAAATGCGCAATATGTTCAAGGAGATTCAGGCGCCCTTTTTAAAATATTGTCCGTCAAATCGTAAGAATTTCTTATCGTATAGTTATGTCTTATATAAGTTCTGTCAATTGTTAGAGAAAGATGAGTATCTAAAGTATTTTACGCTACTTAAGAGTCGGGAAAAATTACACGTTCAGGATCAAATATGGCGTCGTATTTGTGAAGAAGTAAATTGGGAGTTTATTCAGTCCATTTAAGGGAAGCCCACCAGCTTGAGGCCGAGGCCTAGACCGGCACCTTGGCGAGTGGAAGCGCCAATGGAGGGGGCAACCAGGTCCAGGATGGAGAACATGGCGGCGGCAGTCAGGCCAAGGAGGATGACCTTGTCCATGGAGAGGGGTTTCTCAGGGAGGATGGCAGCAACGATACCAACCACTAGACCTTCAATCAGGTATTTGACGATGCGGGTGAACATTTCTTGATAATCAAAGGTATATTCCATCAAGTTGCTTATATTTTAAGATGAGAAAAAATTATTTAAAGGGGGAGCCCATATAAACATATATAATCCACTATGTCTGTAGCAGACGCACAAATCGTTTCCACGAAAGAGACAGATTACCTTGACGAGGATAAGGCCATTCGTGGGCAGAACTACGTCTGCCTTTCCTTTCTATCGCCCGAGGATATCCTGAACAAAAAGGAGGTCTTTTACTTTGAAAAGTATATCAGTAAGTTCTCTTTTGAACTGGATCAGCTGCTCACGGGTCTTACGGATAAATACAAGGACGATGTGGATACCTTCAAGGTGATTCGTGAGAATAATGCGCATCTATTTAGCAGTTCGGAACTCCAGGAACAATATCGTTTCTTCAAGCGCACGAGCGGTGAGGTGATTGAGAAGGAATTCCAGGAGCTTAACAACTTCCAAACATCGGTGCGCGGCATTAAAGTGCGTGGTGTCTTTGAGACGCTCAAGGAGGCGCAAGTGCGTGCGGAACTCCTACGCCGCATGGGTGACACAAAGTTTGATATTTTTGTCGGTCAAGTGGGTGTATGGTGCCCTTGGTCTCCCAATCCGGAAGATCTACAGGAGCAAGAGTATGCCGAGTCGCAACTCAATACGCTCATGAAGCAATACAAGGAGAACATGTCCCTGAAGGACGAGTTCTATGAGATGCGCAAACAGGAGAAGATTGATGATGCGCAGCGTAAACTAAAGGAAAACCTAGAGAAGAAAGACCCCCTAACGGAGCGCCGGGAAGAGGAGGCCAGCACAAGCGCCAGTGATGCGCCCCAGTAAAAAAATGTTCTACCGTTTAAACAGAGATGAAAGCCATAGCGGTGTTTCTATTATTTATCGGGATGTTTCTGGTTGTGCAAGGTTATTACCAACAATCGTCTAAATGCCCGGCGCCAAAAGTAGAGGTGAAATATATTCCTCGTTCTTTATACGACGAGCAGCTCAGTGATGAACAAAAGCTGCAAGTGCATTTTAAGAGTCTTTTTGAGGACGTGACACCTTGGGTGCTTGCCCAGCAATAATTTTTTTAGTAGATAACAATAGATGTTACAGTCTTTTTATTTAGATTTAATGGATCATATTCATACGGGGCTCACCTCTCTGGATATGGTGCATAAAAAGTTTGAATTGTTAAAAGAGGATTTTATTCAGAAAGCACGCGATGAACAAGAAACCAAACAGGTCTATCTGGATAAAATAGAGATGCCTCGCCAGGAATACGATGCACGTTATCAGACATTCATAGAGGAATCTAAGAAACTTCGGAAAACATTTTATAAAAAGAATAATCAGGGAACCTTAGAAGAATGGTTAAATCACTACAATATGACGATGAACGAATTCAATAATATGTCAAAGTCGCCGATTTATACTTCCAAAATTGATAATGATAAATAATCTCTGACAACAGTAGTAATACGTATGGCGCAATTTAAATTCCAGTGGGCGGCTTTCTTAGTCGGGCTCGCACTGGGGATGCTATTTGTTTATATTCGTATGCCGCCGCCTAAAATTGTGATTAAATATCCAAACCCAGAGAATGTGGGTAAAATAGTGTATAAAGACGATGCGGCCAACTGTTATGTTTATAAAGCAGATAAAGCGGAATGTCCTAAGCCAACGATTAATAATATCATCTAGAAGGTAAAGGGGATGAAACTTAATATACCGAATGCAAATCGTTTAACAGACCGTCTCTTCTATCAAACCACNGGTCAAATCTTTGTGTCTGCATTATTCGGCATTGCGCTGGCNTTTACNTTNCAAAAAGTGTGTAAAGACCGCAAATGCTTGTTAATTAAGGCACCCAATCTGAANGAAATGACGGCTAAGGTTCATGAATTTGATGGTCAATGTTATCGTTATACAACGTCCAACGTAAAATGCCCAGTGGAAGGTGCAGCGGCCGCGGCTGTGATTCAAGACTAAGCTGAGCGGGCGAGCGTTTGAAATGATTTAATTTTTATATGGCAGATTAATAATATGCAGATGAGCACCCCTATTTCCAAAATTCAAGTGAATCCTAATCTACCAATCACAGGCGAGTCGCACGAAGATGACCCAGAGGTGATGGCTGTCTTGCAAGAAGTAGCTCAGGAACCCCGTTATGTAAAACCGGTGCAAATGCCTATGCAGATGCAAGCGCCAGCGCAAGCCCAGGCCCATCCCCACTATGGTAATGGGGCAATGGTTGGTGTAGGTGGTGCTGCTGGCGGCGCTGCGGATGCATCTTGGCTTCAGACAGATGTGGCGAAGCGCGCGGCGATTGCTGCCATTATTGCCGGTATCATGTTTTACCCAGCGACCTTCCAAATGCTATACGATAAAATCCCGGCGCTGGCGAAAGCAGCTTCTTACGATGTATTTATTCGTGTAGCGTTTTTAGCTGTGGTGCTTTATATACTTATGTGGAAACTAAATATATAATTTCTTCTAAACATATAGAAAAGGTGAATGTCATCCGCAGCACGTGAAACATTTGTAGATGAGGCGACTTCTAAGCAAGTGGTGAGCAAAACATTTATCGGTGTCGGCATTGTGCTCTTAGCCATGGCTTTCACTGTGCTCTTTATTTGGACATATCAGAAGAGTTATAAACTCTTTATTATGGTTTTCTCCATTATTGTGTTTATCTTCTCGCTCATCACCGTGGTGTTTGT